TTTTTCATATCCTAATACACCAAATTCTTCATCTGGTTTTTTAAAAATAATTCCATCAAAATATTTTGCTTTATATTTTTCAATTCCTTCAAATTCCTTATCCAAAAATGGAAATGCAATTTTATCAATCTGATTTTTAGATATTTTATATTTCATAGTTATAAATATACAAAAAAAATAAACTCCCAACTTTTGGTCAGGAGTTTATTTAATTCATTCAATTATTAGAATGGAAGATCTTCATCTGGATCAGCATCTGCCTGAGGGTCAGAGTATCCACCCCCACCCATAGTTGTGGAAGAAGAGGATGAATTTCCGTAGACATACTTTCCAAGATCTGAATCCCACCTTGGGGTTTCTCCACGAGCAATTGCTTCGAGGTATTCAGTTGGCTTCTTGGAGTAAACATCATTCCAAGTGAGTTCATCTTTTACCCAAGATTCCATTGTCTCATCATCTGTGTGAACAGGAGTTGGGTCGTCATACATTACGGTTTGGATGATTGTATATTCCTTACCTTTTGGTGTTTTTGCTTTTGCTAACTCGATGATCAAGTCACGACCATTTGCTGGGTCAGTGATATCACCTTTTGCTCTCCAAATTGGAATGATCTTATCCAATACTCCTTCGTTCTTGTAGTTGTGTTTGAAACGCCAGAATTTTACACCATCCTGTTCTGCGTCACGATCAACCACTTTTACAATATAAAACTTACGAGCTTTGTATTGTTTTGCAAGTTCCTTGTCGGACTCTTTTCCTGTTGACATAAGTTCGTCATAAACTTCGTTCAATGGTGAACGCTCGTTGTCATTTTTACCAGGATCATAAAGTTTAACCCATTTTCCGTCAACCTGAACTTCGTGATACCACACTTCTTTGAATGGTGATGATCCGTCAGGGGTGGGTAGGATTCTAACCCTTTTTTGTGCAGACTTTTGATTTTGTGGAAGAATTGCTGCGAAATACTTCTTCATTCTCTCATCCTGAGACATCTTTGATGTTGTGGATGATCCTTTTTGTGATTTTTCGTACTGCTCGAGTACTGAGTCTAATGTTGTCGCCATAATTGATAGGATTTTAAGACAGGTTTATTTATTTATTAAGTTATGTCAGAAATATAATAATTTAATTTAGATAGTCAAAGATCGGTATAAAATAAATAAGGGGGTAATACTTGTCCGCCCCCTTATTTAGTACTTATTGTGAGATAGTATTATTTTAAAGTATTGTAAGGAAATTTAACAGTATCATCAAACTCGTTAAAAGTATTTTTAATTTCATTTGGTGAAAAATCTTCAACCTCATCGGTGGTTAATATATATTCATTTTTTCCTGACTTTTCAAAATCATCTTGTTTATCATTAAAAAAATCGGATAATTTTTGATTGAATGGTCCTGAATCTAAACTTCTGAGTTCAAGTTTTTCTTGTGCCGTTCTTGGTCTGTATTTTTCAACTTTTTGTTCAAGGGTATTCAATAAAGAAACTATTTTATCCATTTCACCGAGTTTTGATTCTAGGCCCTCAATATGTGAAAATAGTTTATCGAAATATTCTTGTTGTTTTGTTTCAACATTTTTTTGTGAATTTACTAAATCAGTAATATCTAATTCTTCCGATCCACCTTCTGTTGTTGTTTCTTCTGATTCTCCCGCAGAATCTACCTTTTCTACATCAGGATCTGTTACGGTATCAACAACTTGTGGTTCTGCCGGTGGTAAAGCCGCTGGTGCTTCTCCCGCAGGAGGTACATCACCGGCAGGGGGTGGTGGTAACTCTTCACCAGGAAGAGGTGGTACTTCTTGTTCTGATATATATTTGTTAATTGAGTTATATCTTTTCAACTCATCCATTATTTTTTTGTCTATACTCATTTTTTTTTAGCCGTTTAACAATTGTTTAACACCCTGTGGGGTTTCTACTCTTACTTTTCTTGACATATTAACTGAATTATCAAATCTCTCAATTAGTCCGTCTTTCATTCTAACGACATAACAATCGCCAGTGTCCAAATCACATACCTGTTTATTTCCGTCACCCATATCCTTTTCAGAATATCTGACATTTTTTCCAAGATAGTTGTTTAAAGTTTCGCTTAAATTCATTTGTTTTTTCTTTATAAATATCTAATCGTTTATAAAATATTATAATTTGGCCGTTATTATTACAGATTTAATCAACCGCTAATACTTTTATTAAGGAGTTGGGGGTGGGACTGGTGGTGAAGGATTAATTAAATCAGAAGTCCAAAGATTTTGTGATTGTCCTTTTTGAAACGCTTGTTGTACTCTTTTTAATAATTCATCGTATTGTGGTCTATCTTGTTGTTTGATTGTTTGATTTCCTGGTCTATTAGACCCTGTTGGGTCTCCGACAGGTTGATCTTGTGGCCAATATATTGAACCAAACGCGGCAAACGGATATTGGTATTTGTCAACATTGACACATATAAATTGAGACAATATTCTTGTTGGATTATTAGAAATAATTGTATCTATAACCCCAATGTCCAATGTAAGATCTATTAGATTGTTATTGAAACACTCAATCTTTCCGACCGCGTTTGCCGATTTTAACCAAACGAGAGATAATAATACTTTTCTTCCATTTGTATTTTCAGTTGTTTTTCCAATAATCGTACAAACATCGGCAACAGATGGTGATACTTTAATTGCGGTTCCTGATTCAAATTCTTGAGCATCTCCGTACAATGAACTTCCACAATCGTTATTCGCCGAAGGAGATTTAGCTCCTGAATATGAATTTATAATTTGGTTATTCGCTTGTTGTAAAGTTTGTGGGGTTTCATTTGGTTTTACCGTCTCACCGTCATTTGCGTTGATCTGTATCTTTGTTGAAATCTTATCTAAGAATAAACTTTTTATTCTAATAATTGCCTCTTGTTTTGTAACATTACCGAGAGTTGCAATTGGTTGTCGAATACCTTGTATTTTTGTTTCGAAAGTCCCTGGTCTAATGTCGTGTTGAACATCAAATATCATATAAGTTCCTTCAAACATCGGTATATGTCTAAGATTGAAATACATCATTGGTTGGATCATAACATTTCCAAACATTGTTATATCACAAGTGTAACTTCTTGTTTTATAAACATTAAATAATGATACTGACGCTGTGTATCCTCCTTTTTCACCATATTGGTTCCCCATTTTGTTTAAAAGATCAATACTTTCTGCGGTCGCTTTTCCTGGTGTTTGATTTAGACCCACATTAAAAAATATATTTTGATTTTGTAAACCAACATCAACAGTAAATCCTATAGCCCTATTACTTCCCGCAAAATTTTTCTTAGGTGTATATCTTATTGGGTTATTTACAGGTGTTGAGAAATTCCAACTATCATTTTTATATCCTTGTTCTGGTTTTTCTATAGATAGGTTATCTGATGGTTTGTTTGCATAAAAACACACTAACTTTGGCGACGAATTTCTTGTGTCCACATTTAAAAATGTTCCAAACAGGGAATTAGCCAAATCCATAGGATCGTCAACTCTTGGTTGTGCATTTTTTATTGGCGTTTGAATACCAAAATAATTTACATATCCAGCAATTGGCCATACAACAAAATTTGCATCTTGTATAATAGACATAATAATATGTTGTATACTAGAAATTGTTTTAAAGTTTTCGTCAACATATTTTTCAGCATTTTTAAAAGTTCCTTCAAGTATTGTTTTTACTTTAAAAATATCAACAATTATATCATCCCCAATATCTTTCGATGTTCTATCTAAAAACATTACATCTTCAAAAAATGTTTTTGTTTCAAAATCTCCCCCGGCAATCCATTTGTCGTTAATCGCTTTAAATAATTCCCAAAGTTCAATCTTAATTGTTTTATTCTCAACTTCACTTGTGTCAATTTCGTTTGGATTGGAATCTAATAGTATTTGATCTTTGAGTGTTTCGATTAATTTTGAATTCTGAAATACTTGATCTATTATACCATCCTTAAACTGATTTACCTTTTCGAGATTTTCATTAAGTAATATAATAAATTTGTCTCTGTTTAGTGTCGGATCTATTATTTTCTGTGTCGCATAAATCTTAATCAACTGATAAAGATTTTTGATATTATTCTCACTGAATTCCACATTCATATCCCTAAAGAAATCTGTTATATAAGATTGTCCTCCATAGGTCAAATTTGGTAGATCAGAAAACCCAACATATAATTGTAATGTTCTCCAAGCTGTTGGTTGGTTCAAAACTGAGGATGCAAATGACACATCTGGTGGAAGGTTTTGTTGGTATGGTTGGTATAAATATGGTTCAATTGGGGATTGAATTATGGGGTCTGCGGAACTTAATCCCGCAAAAGAATAAAATATCTTTCTGTCAAAACTAGATGGGTTACCAATTTTTATAAATTTTTCATACTTGATGAAGTCTTCTATCACCCCAAATAATTTATTTTCTTGTTTTGTAATAGCGTCTCTTAGCAAAGTTTGAAAGCTGTTTCCTTGAGGTTCGTCTATCAACATCATTGATCTAAACAAACTTTGAAAATTTTCTATAGTATTGTCGTCAGCATCATATATAGATGTGCTGAATTTTAGAAATTCAGATTCAAATAAGTCTAATATTATTTTGTCAAAAGTGGAAAATATTTCGGATATATTTGTGTAGTTTGAAGATTGTAAACCAAAATTAGTCTGTTCTGATGTTCCACTGAATATTTCCTTCATATATTCACTCGGACTTGGTTTTGTTAGACCACTCAATTCAAAATAACCATAATTTGGTGAATTCCAAACAAGTCTTGCAGAACCATTAAACACAGCTTGGTTTCCTGAAATTTCATTCTCTATTTTGTAATATGGTTTAGTGTTTTTTTCTTTAAAACATTCCCAAATTGCCTCATTCATTTCGGTTCCAAATGAAGGTAGTATGTAACATTGTTTTGTTTGAGTTTCAGATGAGAATTTATAAGCTAATGCTGACCAAGTTGTTATAGATAGAGTTCTATTTGAATTATTTGAATCGAATCCTCTTGTCCGATATATAGGATTAATTACTGGTGTTGCATTTGTCTCCCCATCAGATTGTATCAATTTAAGTTTATTACCTAAAACATTGTTAATTGACGAATCGGTATATCCATTTGTGGAGCCTATCAACTCCAGTCCCTGATAACAATAGTTAAATTCATCTATAAGATTTGGA